GACCAACGAAGCTCTAGTGAAACCAAGTTTGACCTTTAAACCGAGAAGTATAGCAAACATTCCTGTGTTTGTTCAAGTGATTTGTGGACCTTTGATTACTGGTGCTACTCTTCGGCTACATGAATTGTGGCCACCTGAAGGGAGCCCAGTCTTTGTGTTGCCACACAGTAAGATTCCGGTCCGCCTGACCTTTGGTTCTGGCTTGTTAGAACCGGATTTGGATCTTTGGTTTAGACACGCGATAGCGAACCCAGCTGTCGCTTATGTGATAGTTGCCGGTGATGATAGTGTTGTCTCTTATAGAGGCGAGTTTTTCTGTGCTGATGCATCTTCTTATGATCAGACACAGTCATTCGGACCTTTGGAGACAGAATACCGATTTCTAGAACATCTAGGAATGACACCCAACTACATTGATATTATGCGCAAATGTACCGCAGCCCCTCTCCGTTTCCGGCCTTCAAAACCAGACGGAGACGAACGTTGTTTTATTAACCGTGATCAGCGTCCAATGCGCGACACAGGCGGACCCGACACGACCCTAGGCAATTCATTGCTTATGGGCTTGGCCTGGGTCTTCGTGCTCAATCATAGCACGACAGACGTGGAAGGCGACTTCCTTCGTCTTGGTTTTAAAATGAAGTTAAGGATTTGCGATATTGCTACGGCGAATTTTCTTAAAGGTCACTGGATGCTTACGCAGACTGGCTATTGCTGGGTTCCGTCCATAGCCAGGATTTTAAAGTTTGGTAAATGTTTGAATGATCCACGCCAAACTTTTAAGAAGAAAGATCTCCATGAGTGTGTTGTTCTACACGCTCGTTGCATGTCTTCACAATACATTTCTTATCGTGAAGTTCCTTTGTTCAAAGATTGGATTGAGATGTATCCTCCAATCAAAGATTTTGTTGTTCCCGACGACTTGGTTTCACATCATGTTTCCACACTTCGACTCATTCGAGAGGATCCAAACGTTCCTCTCATTTCACAATTGTCCGCTCGCTTTCACATCAGCGAGCAAGAGCTATTGGAGCTGGCGTCTCAGCTCCATCTCGGTCCCTTTCATCTGTTAGAGCATCCTGCCTGGGTGGCTCTGGCTGTTGAAGAATATCACAAATAAAGAAGAAGTGAGTGAGGGAGGGGGGTTTTGGGTTGTTGCAAAAATTTATTTTTGAATACGTTTTTAAATTTTCTTAGCTTTCACGCTTACACATGTCTACTACCACAACTGTTACCCGCCGACCAGCAGCACGCCCAGTTTATCGGGCGCCTGCTGTTAAGCAAAGACCACGCGCACCCCCGCGCCGCAGGCAACCAACCAGGATAGCCCGACCCAGAGCCCCTAGAAGGGCCCGGTCGCAAGCTCCTTTTGCTTTTGCCAATCAACGCACACAAGTTACACCATCGTTTTCACCCTTGAGTTTTCGTCACAGAGAATTTGTTTCCACCATTACGGCTAGCTCAGAACCTACTTTCTTTCACTATCTCGTGAATCCAGGGGCGTCTTTCACGTTCCCATGGCTTAGCGCTTTAGCGAAGGGGTTCAACCAATATGACTTCCGCAATGTGACCTTTGAGTTTGTACCCAATCAGTCCGCCATCAAATCTGGCACCGTCTTTTCCGCTTTTGAATATAGT